GCAACAAGCACAACAGGTTCACCAACAATTACTGTGGCTGGTGGGTTTAGAGTTTATAAATTCACGGCTTCTGGCTCAATTACATTCTGATGCAATATCTTTGGAAAATCACAGAATTGAAGGGTGATGACAAAGCCATTTATCAGGCTAAGTATCACCTTTCTTTAGTTGATGATGGTCTCAGAATTGAAACTGAAGGCTATTGGGACTTTGACCCTACAAAAGCGACAATTCCAACAGCCCAAGTGACCGAGGAAATGGTTGCAAGATGGATTGATGAAGGTACTACCCAAGAGGGCATTAGTAGCATAAAATCAAGGCTAATAGAGCAACTTGAATCTGTCAAAAAACAACAAGAAATTGCTTTGCCTTGGAAGCCTCCAACATTTAGACTTAGTTAAGGAATCACTATGGCTGTGCCTTATGACATTGTTAGCAGAGCGCTAAAAGACATTGGTGCATTGGAAGCTGGTGAAACTCCTAATCCAGACGCTGCAAAAGATGCGTTTGAGATGATGAATGACATGATTGACCAATGGTCAAACGAAAACATGATGGTTTTCAATGTCACAGAGATCATTTGTCCCGTTATTTCAGGACAAACCCAATACACAATTGGCCCTAACCCCTCAACTTTAAACTTTATTGGTGCGTCTTTTACAGGCTCAATTTCAGGCAATATCCTGACTGTGACCGCTATTGCATCAGGTGCTATTGCACAAGGGCAAACCCTAAGTGGCACGGGAATTACAGCGGGAACAAAGATTACGCAGTTTTTGACGGGTGCGGGCGGTAATATCAACGAAACAGGCACATATCAACTGAACATTTCTCAGACTGTTGCATCCACAACAATTACGGCTTACTACCAAAAACCTTTAAACATTGATTCTGCATTTGTCAGGGTAAACACCACATCCAATGGTCAGCCCATTACAGGCGGTGGCTTGGACTACCCAATGTCTGTTTTGGCTCTCCAAGATTACGAAATGATTGGTTTAAAGACGCTGAATGGCCCGTGGCCCAAGGCGGTTTACTTTAATCCTGGCTCAGATTCGGGAAACCTTTTCATTTGGCCTAGCCCCTCACAAGGTGAGATGCACTTGTTTGCAAATACCTTGTTTAGCCGTTATGACTCAATGTATGAGGACTTACAACTGCCACAGGGCTACTCAATGGCTCTCAGGTGGTGTTTAGCAGAGCGTTTGATGCCCATGTATGGCAAAGCCTCCGCAACGCAAATAACGATGATTCAGACCTTTGCAGGGCAAGCCAAAGCTACTCTCAAGCGCACAAACATGAGTCCTTTGCAAACGGCACGTTATCCTGATGCCTTGTTGGTTAACAAGTCAAAAGACGCTGGATGGATTCTTACTGGCGGCTTTATTTAAGGAACTACCATGCCAGATTTCGGTTTTGTTGGTTCATCGTATGAAGCGCCTAGCATCTACCAAGATGCCCAAGAGTGCATCAATTTCTTCCCTGAAGTTGACCCTGTTAAGCAGCCAGGTGAGCGTGGGGTAATTGCGCTTTATCCAACGCCAGGTCTGACGGTCAAAGCAGTTTTACCAAACCAACAAGAAGTTCGTGGTCTACGCACCGTTTCAGGCGGTGATCAGCTAATTGCGGTTTGTGGGCCTTACGTCTATGCCCTTACTGCTAACCTTGTCCCCTCTGTAATTGGGCAACTTAACTCTAGTTCAGGCGTTGTCCGCATTACCGATAACGGAATAAATGTTTACATTGTGGACGGTGCTTATCGTTACACATGGTACATATCAAGCCCTGCAACGGCTGTGTTTACAGGGTCTATGAGTACCACTACCCTGACCGTCACAGGTGTTTCTAGCGGCACTTTAGCGATTGGTCAATCTGTTTACGGAATTGGGATATTGCCTGAAACCGTGATTACAGCGCTTGGTTCGGGTTCGGGCGGGACGGGTACTTACACGATTAACAGAAGTCAGACTGTAGCTTCTGAGAGCATGAGTTCTGCAACTGTGGGGGCGGTGGTAACTGCAACGATTGCGGGGACTTTAATGACCGTTTCTGCGGTCACATCAGGCGTGTTGCGTATTGGGCAGACCATCCAAGGCGCTGGCGTGACCCTTGGGACAATCATCACGGCATTTGGAACGGGTACAGGCGGTGTTGGAACTTACACGTTAAGCGTGGCAAGTACGGTAGCAGTTGGTGTGACCATGTACGGCATTAACTTTTCTGTTTTGCCATCTACTGACGGTGCGTTTAGCGGTGCAAACACCGTGGACATTATTGACAACTACTTTGTCTATAACAACCCAACGACTCAGCAATGGGGCGCTAGTGATCTTTTATCGCCTATTTCACTCAACACTAGCTATTCACTCAAAGACGGTGCGCCTGACGATTTGGTGGCTTTGATTGTTGATCACCGTGAAGTCTATTTGATGGGTGAGATTTCCTCAGAGGTTTGGACTGATGTAGGGACAGTTCCTTTTCCATTCCAAAGAATACCTGGCACATCTACCCAACACGGTATTGCAGCGCCTTTTTCTTTGGCTCGACTTGGCAATTCGTTTGCTTACGTTTCACGCAATAACCGTGGACAAGCGCAGATTATGCAAATGCAGGGCTATATCCCACAGAGGATTTCTACCCATGCGGTTGAGAACACTTTAACAAATCAATATATCAATGATGCCGTTTCGTGGACTTATCAGCTAGAAGGCCATGAAGTTTTTGTGGTGAGCTTTCCCACTTTAAACCTAACGTGGGCTTATGACGCAACCACTCAAATGTGGCACAAGTGGCTTTATACGACTGATGACAATCAATATCAGCGTCACCGTGGGAACTGCTGCGCTGTGTTTCAAGGTTTGGTGATTGTTGGAGACTATGCCAACGGCAAACTGTACGAACTAGACAAGTTAAATTACACAGACGATGGTCAAAATGTCCGCAGATTACGCAGAGCGCCTCACTTGGTGACTGAGTTTCAAAGACAGTATTTTGACGAATTGCAGATTCAGTTTCAACCAGGCGTGGGGACAACGGGTCTATCTGGCCCTGCAATCATTACTGATAGTAATACTATTTTTTTAGGCAATACATATACAATTACATCTAGTGCAACATTTACGATTGAAGATGTAAAAACCTATGTTTTAGGTACGCAAAACACATCTTTATTTCAAACCACAACTGCCCCACAAGCAATGCTCAGATGGTCAAATGATGGTGGTTCTACTTGGTCAAATGAACATTGGACGGGTGTTGGTCAAACGGGTAAATATAAAAATCGTGCCATTTGGCGCAGATTGGGAACAGCCCGTGATCGAATTTTTGAAGTTGTGGTGACTGATCCTGTGAATTTTGTGATCATTTCAGCAAACCTTAAAGTTCAAGGGGCAGAAAACTAATGGCTACATCAGGACTTTCTAGCACGCAACAAGTTAACCCTTATCCACAAGCGCAGTTTTTGGATGGGCAGACTAATCGCCCGTCACGTTCGTGGCAGCAGTTTTTCCTTAATTTGCTGAATTTCAGTTCTGCAACAACTGCAACAGCTGGGTCTGCAACTCTGCCCGCTAATCCTGTTGGGTTTATGAATGTCACCGTAAATGGTAAGGCGTACAAAGTGCCTTACTACAATGTTTGAGAAAGTTTAAGTCATGGACAACACAATAAATTCATTAGTTTCCAAAGCTGTTGGCGTTACTGATGATCAAATTAAGAGCTTTCTGGCAAGCAACCCATCGGATGCTGAAATTGTTTCTGCCATGCAGACTTATGGTGTTTCACCTACTCAGTTAGCCAATGTTGTTGGGGTCACGCCTGGTGAAGTTATTGCTAGAGCTGCGGCTACCATTCCTTACGGTCAAACCGCAATGCTTGGCGATGTTGTTGTTCAGCCTATTCGTGACGTGCAAGGCTCTGGGCAAGATGAACAAGTTGGGCCAATTACAGGCATCAATGTTACAAAAAGCACAGGAAATGTTAATGATAAAGCGCCTGTAGGTTCTCAATATCAAACATATAACCCAGATGGGACTTTGCAAGGTACTGGCACAGTTCAAAAATATGACGACAAGTTTACTCTTGGTAGCGTATTTAGAGATATTGTTTCAAACCCTGGCTTTAAGATTGCAGCCCTTGCTTATGGTGGCAACGCACTAATGGATGCGTTGGGCGGTACAGGTGCTGGAGTAATTGGTTCAGACCTAGCGGGATTGAGTGGAATTCCTGCTGGTGCGGGCGCTTTGACTGCCGCAGAACAAGCGGCTTTATATGGAACAGCTGGTGCAGCGGGATTACCTACTGCGGGCGCTATCGGTTCTGATTTAGCGGGTCTAAGTGGTATACCAGCGGGGTCTGGTGCGTTAACAGCAGCAGAGCAAGCAGCGCTTTATGGAACTGGTGGTGCTACTGCACTTAGCACAATAGGTACAACAGGAAAAACTGCGGCTGAACTTGCCGCACTTGATATGGCTTTAGGTGGCGCGGGTGGTACTTTAGGTGCTGAAACTCTTGCTAATGCTACTCTTACTGGTGCGGCTGTACCTACCTTAACAAATTTAACTGGTGGTAGTGGAGTATTGACTGGTGCGGCTGCTGGCATTACTGCTGATTCTGTAGCTAAAAAATTAGCTGCTGATGCATTATTAAATCCCACAACTGTTGTTCCTCCTGTAACAACACCAAAAACAATTATTGACCCTACAACTGGTCTTATTACAAAAGCTGTTGGAGACCTTGCAAGTAATGTAGCTAATCAACAAGGCATTACAGATGCAAGAAATTTGATTAACCAATATGGTACTCAAGCCGCTAATTCATTAGCTACCGCATACAACAATGCTCAAGGTTTAAATGCCGCTAATCGTACAGATTTAAGCAACATTTATGGAAACACTTTGGGCAATATGCAGAACTTGTATAACCAACAAGTTGGCTATCAGCAACCATATCAACAAATTGGCAATCAGGGTGCAAAAGGCTTGGCGGCTAATCAAGACTACCTGACTCACCAATTTGATGTAAATGATCTAAACGCTAATCTTGCCCCTAACTACGCATTCCAATTGCAACAAGGTCAGATGGCTAACCAACGTGCGGGCAACATGGGCGGTGGTGCTTTGGGCGGTAATGCGCTACAAGGTCTGCAAAAGTACACCCAAGATTACGCGGGCGGTGCTTACCAACAAGCATTTAACAATTACAACTCACAACGCAATAACATTTACAACAGCTTGGCGGGCATGGCGGGTATTGGACAAACGTCAGCGGGTCAGTTGGCGGGGCTTGGTAACACTTACGGCTCTAACCTTGGTTCATTGTCATCCAATCTTGCTGGCAACCTTACACAGAGTTATGGTCAAGGTATTGGCGCGGCAAACGCTTATGGCCTCAACACAGCTAATCTTGCAACGGGTATTGGTGGTGCATTGGCAAGCAACGCAACGCAAACAGGCGCAAACAATGCAACAACTCTAAGTAACCTTGGCAATACAGCTTTGTATGCTTCTATGATCAAAGCGACATAAGGATAAATCATGGCTGACCTATCAATGAACGTGAACTATGCCAAACCCCAGACCACAAGTCTTGGGGACATGGTTAACATGGCTTCTGGCATTCAGAACTTCCAACAAGCCCAACAGCTTAATCCTTTGGCTTTGGAAAAGGCTCAGATTGAAAACCAAGTTTTGCGTCAAAAGAACGATGAGCGCGTTAAGCTGCAAGAGTTCACCAGCAACCCTGACAATTGGCAGACCAACGGTCGGATTGACATGGACAAGATCAACGCTGTTATTCCTAAGATTGCCCCGTTGACAGGCCCTGAAGTAATAAATTCATTAAGTGGATTGCACAAAAGCCAAACTGAAGCATCTAAAGCCAAACAAGAACTGACGCAATCACAACGTACCATTATTGGTAACGTAGATAATGCTTTGGGCATGGCTGGAGTGATTGATCCTAAAATTGTTGAACAAACTTACAAAGGTTTAATTGCTCGCAATCCCGACAATCCTGAAATGCACAGATTGTTAAATTCAAGAATTGATATGTTAAAAGATGCACAACCTGGTGAACATATCAAAAAAGACCTTTTGCTTGAATCTGCTTCTATGTTGCCAACATTAGAACAACGTCAATTGTTTGGAACAAAAGCAACCATGACACCAATGGGTGGTCGTTCTTACGAAACATTAAATACGCCACAAGGTATTACAGGAGAACCAGCAAATATTCAATTTACTGGTCGTTCAGCAGAAATGAGTTTAAACCCTGCGCAACGTGAAGAAGTAACTGGAACTGATATTTACGGCAATCCAATTACTACTGTTAAGAGTGAATTTGGTAAAGTAGAAGGTCAAAAAGGTGTGCCTGTTATTGGTCAACCTACACCAGCACCTATGCCTATGCGTTTTGCACCAGGTGAATCGCCTGAAACAGTTAAATCAATGCAAGCTGAACGTCAAATTGCAAAAGATTCAGCAGTTGCAGCCGCGCCAGCCTTAACAAATATTCGAACTGTTCGTACGTATTTGCCTTTAGCGGCTACTGGAACAAATTCAGAGGCTGTCCAAAAAATGCAGTCTGTGGTTGGTAATTTTGCTGGTAGTAAACCTGAAGAACTTGCCGCGGCTGCTAGAGACATTATTGAAAAAAGTATTGCTGATTTGGCTTTGCAAAAGAATCAAGCCTTGGGTGGTAGATTTGTTGAGGATTTAAAAGGTGCAGCTCAATCATTGTCTAGCGCGGGTAGAAACCCTACCGCTATTGCAAAGTCTATGGATCAACTTGAGCCATTGATTCAACACGCACAGTATTACCAACAAGGCTTGGAAAACGCTATTGCTAAAAACAAAGGCGATGTACAAATCAAACGAAAGTTTGATAATGACATGATCAAAGCGTATGACCCTCAAGCGCTTGGTGCTTACAATGCTTACACACAAGGTGGTGAGCCAGCACTAAATAAATATTTGCAAGAAATATCTCCTGATAAAAAGAAACCTGTGCCGCCTGGTCTAAAAGCCAATATTTTTATCAAAATGCAGAGATACGTTAACCTTGTTAATGGAGACCTGTAATGGCTAATGAATTTGACTTGTCAGGGTTTGGTCAAGCACTTAGGGTTGCCCCCTCTGAATCATCTGCGATTCAGCCAACAACTGATAAACGGCAAGCTGATCGCATGGCTGTCTTGCAAGACGAGATGGCTAAAGCACGACAGCGTTTGGCTAGTGGAGATCAAAGCGCACAAAGAGATATTGATGCTTTAACTCGTGAAATGGGTGGTAGGACATCTAGTCAACCTATGCCACAAAGTCAGCCACAAAATCAGCCTCAAAGTGGGGCTTTTGATTTAAGTAGTTTTGGTCAAGCATTATTGACTAATCAACAAGAACCACAAGCAACAGAAAAATCTACACGTTTTGATAATACAAGACAAAAATACGATGCTCAACTTGAGGAAGCATTTAAAAAGATTCCTGGCTATCAAAGTTTTGAAGCTGGTGTTATGGGTGCGGGTGGTGCGATTTCCAAGTCAATGGGTGGCTTACAACAATTGATTGGCAAAGGTATTGGCATGGTTGCGCCTGATACTGGTCAAGCCATTGCTGAAAACGCATTAAAAAATGTGCGCCAAACAGAAAGTCAATTAGCACCTTACGAGCAAGCAAGACCTATTGCTACTACGGTGGGTGGAATTGCTGGTGCTATTGCCAATCCTATGAACAAATTGATTCCTGGCGGCACTGCCACAGGCATGATGGGCTTGGCTCAAGGCGCGGGACAAGGTGCTTTGGCTAACGTATTGACTACGCCTGTCACTGACGAAAACAAAGCGTTTCTAACTGCAAAACTTGAACAAGCATTTGCGGGTGGTGTTGGTGGTGCTTTAGGTACTGCTATTGCTCGTGCGCCTGGTGCGCTTGCAGAACCATTTAAAAAGGCGCTTGGAAGCACAGAACAACAAGCTGTTGATACATTGCGTAAAGCTGGTGTTCCTATTGACGTTGCCCAAGCCACAGGTTCAGAGTTTTTGAAACGCACAAAAGCAGCATCATTTGATAATCCACATACTGCTGGAAAAGAAATTGATTTTGCAAATATGCAAAAAGCGGCATACAACAAAGCCATTGCTAAAACTATGGGTGAAGATGCTGAAGCTATTACACCTGACGTTTTGCAAAGAGCTAAACAACGTTTGGGTGGCATTTATGATGATTTGTCAACAAGACATCAAATTGCTTACGATGATGTTTTAAAACAAAATTTAAACAGCATACGAGACAGAGCCGAACAAGTTTTGCCTGAACAAAATTTTCCAATTATTAGAAAACAAATTGATAGCATTATCAATAAAGCTAATTCCAATGATGGAAAATTAAATGGTCAACAATATCAAGCGGCAAAAGAAGTGTTAGATGATATTGCTGCTGGCGGTGGAAAAGAAGGTCAATACGCCAAAGAAATTAAAGACTCTTTGCTTGATGGTTTAAGTAGAAGTGCCGAAGCTGCTGGCAACAAAGCTGATGTTACTTTGTTAAAAGAAACAAATAAACAATATGGAAATTTCAAGAAAATTGAGGATGTTGTTTTAAAAAATGAGTTTGGCAATGTTAGCCCATCTTTATTAAACAATTCACTTGCTACTAAAGGCAAACGTTATTCGTTTTATCAAGATGATCCTGAATTAGCTAATTTGGCTAGAGCAGGAAAAATGGTGCTTGAACAAAAACTTCCAAATAGCGGAACGATGGCTAGAATGTTAGCTTCTAATCCAGTTTACGCTGGCACAAAAGCACTTTATCAAAGTGGCGCACAAGCCGCAATGATGAATCCAACAACCTCCAGATATATTGAACAAGGTTTGCCACAAGGTGCGTTAAGATCAACATTGCAAGCGCCTCAACAACTTGGTCAAATGTTGCCACAATATATGCAAAAGCCTGGTGCAATTAGCGCTACTGCCTTGCGTGAACTAATCAATCAAAGAAATCTTGGAGTTCAATAATGGCGTTCAATCTTTCCCCCATTGGTAACGGATTCCAATTCTTTACCAACACAGGCTTACCCCTTAACGGTGGGTACATCTATACCTACCAAGCGGGTTCTAGCACTCCCTTAGCCACTTACACCACTTCAGCGGGGACGATTGCCAACACCAACCCAATTCAGTTGGGAACTAATGGACGGCCTCCACAAGAGATTTGGTTAAATTCAGGATATTCCTACAAGTTTATTTTGACTGACTCTGCTAACGTGCAGATTGCCACTTACGACAATCTTTATGGCATCCCAAGTTCAACTGCTACTGCCAACCCTATCCCTGCGGGCGGCATCATCATGTGGTCAGGCTCTATTGGTTCTATTCCAACGGGATATTACCTTTGTGATGGTCAGAACGGCACACCAGACTTGAGAGACAAGTTTGTAGTGGGTGCGGGTAATACTTATGCTGTGGGCAATACAGGCGGTTTTACAGCTGCTGCCACAAGTTCAGGCGGTACTTACTTACCTTTGTATTATGCCCTTGCGTTCATACAAAAGAGTTGATATGTCTGATATTGATTTGGTCAAATACGGGGTTCTTTGGCAAAAAGTTGAGTCTATGGAGGCCAAAATTGACAAGATGGAGGCGCAACTTGAAACACTTATTGAATTAGCCAACAAAGGCCGTGGCGGTTTTTGGATGGGTATGGCGTTTGTTTCTGCAACTTCTACAGTTCTTGGGTATATTTCTCACTATTGGTCAAAATGAAATGGGCGATTGCGATTGTTTTATTACTTTCGCAAGCCTCATCTACTGAGTATCGGTGTGTCAGGTGGGCATGGACGGGTGATGTTTATAACCGCAAGGTTTTCTGCCTACAGTGGGAAAAGGTTGAGAGAAAATGATTGATCCAATCACAGCACTAGCTGGACTGCAAAGCGCCATCGGCATGGTCAAGAAGGCGGCTCAGGTTGCCAACGACATTGGCGGTCTTGCCCCCATGATTGGCAAGATGTTTGACGCTAAGTCTGCCGCATCCAAAGCAATGGTGGAAGCCAAACGGTCAGGCAAAGGCTCAAACATGGGTGCTGCGCTTCAAATTGAAATGGCTTTAGAGCAAGCCCGTGAGTTTGAAAAAGAGCTACAGATGTTGTTTTTTCAATCTAACAAAATGGACGTTTGGAAAAAAATTAAAGATCGAGCGCAGCTGATGGACATAGAAGATGCTCATGCCGCACGACAAGCAAAAGAAGCTGCTAAAAAGAAAAAAGAAGAACAAGAAGAACAAATGGCAATTGTTGCGGGTGCATTTATCTTGATTTTATTGTTTTTAGGTGTAATTGTTGGCATTCAAGAGTTTCAAGAGCATTGCGCTAAAGTGAATTGTGGGCGATGAATGAGTATCAGAAAACCTTTGACCTAGCACTCAAAATCATTGTTTATGGTTGTGTGGCACTTTATTTTCTTGGGTTTCTTAAATTTCTGCCAAACGATTTATCCGACAAGATTGTGAATTTGTTACTTGGAAAGATTGGAATTAAATAATGCTGACCTTACTTTCAACCCTTATTTCGTTCCTTATGTCGGGAACTCCCAAGTTTCTTGAGTTTTTCCAAGATCGTAACGACAAACGGCATGAACTAGATTTAGCCAGGCTTCAGATAGAGCGTGAATTGGAGTTGAAGAAAGCTGGTTTAGAGGCTCAAGAACGCATAGAGGCAATCCACACAGATCAGATTGAGATGGAAACCACTGCCCAGACCGCACAAGCGGTTATAGGCGCTCAACAAGCTGAAATGCAAGCCATCTATGCTCACGATGTAGAAATTGGTAAGGGCGCTGCTCAATGGGTGATTAACATTCGTGCGGCTACCCGTTCACTTTTAACCGTTGGATTCTTCCTTTTATTGGTCTTGATTGACATAGGAATTTTTATTCACGGGTGGAGGACAGACGCACCTTTTAACGATATGGCTAATATGTTGTGGGACGAAGATACCCGCATCATGTTTGCAGCCATTATAACTTTCCACTTTGGTGGACGGGCGTTTGGCAAATCGTGAACGTCAGCCCCAAAGCCATCGACATGATCAAGCACCATGAGGGTGTGAGATTTAAACCGTACCAATGCCCAGCTAAACTGTGGACAATAGGAGTAGGCCATGTTCTTTATCCAAATCAAGGCAAAATGCCAATTGATCAAAGAGGCAGTTTCCCTTTGGCTCAAGAAGATAACCGACAGTTTTCAAAAGACGAAGTAGATGCTATTTTACGAAACGATTTGCAACGATTTGAGCGTGGGGTGCATACTTTCTGTCCTGTCCCTCTTACACAAGGGATGTTTGATGGTCTTGTGTCTTTTAGCTTTAACGTGGGTCTTGGGACACTTCAGCGTTCTACGCTACGTCAAAAGGTTCTACGGGGCGATAAAGAGGGCGCTGCCGAGGAACTTCTAAAGTATTGCATGGCGGGTGGCAAAGTCCTTAAAGGTCTGCAAAACCGTAGATTAGACGAAAGAGCGCTATTTCTTAGCTGACCTGATAAACACGCTAAAACTGTCTAACGTGTCCTTGCCAAAGGGAAGCGCCACAATGCGTTTGGAGTAGTCGTCAAGGGCATCGTTCCAACCCGCATCGTAAGCAGCGCATACAGCGTCTATGGCGGTTTCTTGAGCGCCTGTGATGCGTAGCAAGTTAACTAGATCGTCTTTGGTCATTTTTTAAATGCTTTCTTGTCACCCAGCAAGTTTGACAAATCCATTTGTGCCCCATATCAATCCCGCCCTCTGGCGGTTTAACTTGATCGCATTTATTACAAGAGCGTAATTTGTGGACGGGTTGGTTTTGATTTAGTCCGAGTGGATACATTGCCATTCTCTTTCATTTCTGCCTGAATTGGATTTAACCGTGTTGCCCGTCAATTGGATAAGCCCAATGACTTTCATTTCGTTTAAGCGCCTGGCGACTTGATTACCGTCTAGCATTGTCAAAGCTGAAATGCCGTCTTTTCCAAGTGGCCCGTAAAACTTGAGGCAGTCAAAAATAACTTGGTGATGTTTGGACGCAGCGTCTTTAATCGACTCTGCTGCCTCAAACGATGTTAAGGGATCATTTGCACGAACTCTTGGGAATTCGGGCATGGCAAAAATGCGTTTAAATGTTTCTTTATAGTCCATGATGTTTCTTTGTTGGGTGGGGGGATTACTGTTCGTCCGCAAGCTAGGATTACCCTTTGCACAGCTCTCCCCCCGTTAATCAAAAATCTATGTCATCGTCCTTTGGAAAGCCTTGGTCATCTTTGGTCTTTGGCGTATTTAAATAAGCCCAACCTGACCAACCGCCATCCATTAAAGGGATGTTGTCTAGCTTCAACATTGGGCCATTTTTGGTTTCAAGCACCGATCCAATGTTTGTGTAACGGGATTTTTCCACACCATCTTTGTTTTTGTATTTACCTGAAACAACGGTAATTTCGTAAAGTTTAGACATTTTTAATTTCCATAAGTTGAGCAATTTTTATATCAAGTTCATTTAAGAATTTGACAATTTCTTCTTCCATTAGTCTGATATACATATTGTCCCGTGGGATACGTTTAACAAACAACTGAAGTTCTGCGGGTAGACGGTTGTCAAAAGACACAAAGTCACACCAGCTGCGCCCTGTGCAAGCCATTTGGAATTGCATCTGGGTGTTGTATTTGCCTGGCACAGTCTGAGACAACAAAGTTTCAATGTGCGTGGCTGTATTGGGGCATTTGATTTCCAACAGGCCATCGTCACCAACCAGGCCATCAGGGGAAGCGCCCGCCATAATGATGGATGGATGGGGGACAAACCCCACTTCATCAACCAAGACGTTTTGGGCGACTTCATAAGATATACGGGCAAGCGGTTCTGTTTCAGTTCCATGTTGCATGGCAGCATTGGTAAAACTTTCACCTTTTTGACCCGTCAGGCGTTCGCACACCAATTGAGCCATGTAGTTGTCACGGGTTGTTGAGTAACCCGTTTTGGTCTTGGCAAGCACATCAGCCACACGGGATGCGGTGACTTTTCCAATCCGAGCCTCAAACCAAGCGTCTGAGCCTTGTTCAATCATTTCAATCATAATTTCCCCTTTGCTTTGTCTTTGGCTGCAATAACTTTCTTCTGCCAATCAGAATCACCGTCACAAGCGGCATAAGCGGCTTTGTAAGCGTTTTTCAGACTGTCTTGATCGGTAGATGCCTCAATAGCCGCTAAATGGTCTACAAGGGCGCTTTCGTTGATTGTTGGAGTGATCACGGTTCTGCGACTAGCTGCGTTGCCATCATCATCTTCAGGGGCTATCCCGCAAGCTGCCATCAGCGATCCTCTGCGGGCATAGGTCAAAGCGCTCATGTGGCCTTGTGGGTCTGCTTTGCTTGCAGGGAAGTGCAAAATGCCGCACTCCATCATTTCGCCTGATTCATGGACAAACATGGTTTCAACCATTACGCCATTTTCACAGTCATAAGATTTTTGCACCAGGGCAATACCGTTGTTGTTTAAAGCGTCTAGGACAGCTTCAACGCAAGCGGATAGGTCAGCATAGCGGGACTTGAAATGCGGGTTTGTAGAGGACTTTAAAGCTGGCCCAAACGCCTTTTGAGCCTTGACCAATGCGGTTGCTAGATTTTTCATGCTTCTTCCTTTAAATATGCCGTTAGGCGTTTGATTCGGTCTGAGTGATAGTCACCCATGCGCTTTGCGTATTCCTGGGCGCTGAGTGCGTCTAATAGCTTGCGCTGGGCTGTTTCAAGTTCTTTGGCAGCTAACTCTTTAGCTGATGGCAAGCGGAAGTAATCTTTGAACTGGTCAATCATGCTTGTCCCCTTGCTTGAATTAACTCAGCACTTTTTTGAATGGCTTGCCAAACAAATCCATTTGGGTCTACATTTTTTGCGCTATCTGCGGTGTTTT